CTTCAGCACATATTAATAACACGAAGTTTGATGGTTTAGCAACTCTTTTCCCTACAAATAGCGATGGTTCCCCTGCTGAACTCACAGAATTATTTTTCACAAGGAACGGCACTAAGTTCCCTATCGATTTCAATATTACTCCTCTACAGCGTGATGCTGATAATCACACTACTGTGAGTCCTCAAGTGATTGAGCAGTATATGAATGCTATTGAGAAATTTAATGATATTGGTCGCACGCAGTTGAACCCGCAGAATGTAAGATATACTCTTCTCGCAAATGAAGGCACGAGATTTGATAAAGATATCGCATTTGGTGGACAGGCTTTTGGTATCGGTGTCGCTTTTGATAATATTTCGGATCAAGGTGTCGACTTCAGTAACGTGAACTTCGGCATCAATATGTCGCTTGAAATGAATACCGACTTCCCGCAGTCTTTCTTTGTGTTCGCTCACGCTAAAAATACTCTCGTATATGGTCCTCAAGGCATTCAGGTTATGTCGTAAATTTTTTTAAAAACTTTTTTTTAATTTTTATTTTTTTTAACTACTCCTATTATAAAAATGGAAGGAAGTGCTGATGATGCCGATATCCCAGAAACTATGGTTCAGCGTGAGCCAGTCGCCCCTAATGTTCCAGATCTCCTACGTGTATCCCCTATGGACACTACAACCGCTACAGATGTAGAAACTTCGATTCTTGACCCTGTAGTTATATCTGATACTTTTTGCCGATTTGTTTTCTTAAACAAAGGTATTTTACATAGTCATTCGAAAATTACTCTGGCGGCTGCTCCTACGTCAGATACTACGAGTAAGCGTTTCTTCCCTCTCGGCGTTGGTGTTCAGAGTTTAATCTCTCGCTGTGCTCTCAAGGTCGGCACGAAAACCCTTCAAGAAATCGATGGATACAATTATTTATCCGCCTACAAAGATATGTTTGTAAATAACGAGCATCAGTTAGAGCGTGAGCAGGTTCAGTCGGGTAAATGTATTTCACACGAATTCAGATATTCTAATGCTTCTAATACTACTGGTGGTGCAGCGAATAACACAGATGCTCCCCGCTACGGTTTAGAAAATGGACGTGATTATAATGGTCTCGTCGATGGTTCTGCTGCTGATTTAGAAATTCAGGATTGGGCTAATGTCGCAAATGCCCCTGTTTTCCAGATTGCTTTAAGTGATATGTTCCCCATGCTGAAACAAACTCAATTACCTCTTTATATGATGGAAGAGCAGGTATCTGTAGAATTAACTTTTGAACCTCAATCTGACGCCAGACTCTGCGTTAAACAGGGTGTCGGTGGTCAAACAGTAGCGGTCACTCAAACTGAAGTAAAACTCGTTGCTGATTATATTTATTACCCACAAGAAATGATGGATGCTTACAGATCCGCAAATAATGTGATTTCATTTAATCACTTTGATTATCGCCATTCGAAGGTTTCTGTTTCCGCTGTTTCGACGAGTGGAACTACTCAGATTAGAAATCTCGGCGGTGCTGGTCGTATCGTCACAAAAGTTATCACAGGTCTTCAGACGGATTTACCGAATGGAAATGATGAAACTCTCTTAAATCAATTCCATAGTATTTCTCCTGAAAGGCATTATTCATTTGGTCAAGCACCTGCCGCTGCTAATAAAAATGGATCATTAACTGTGAATATTAAATATAATGATCGATTCTTGTATCCTATTGATATCACTAATCCAGCTCGCCAGTTTCATAACACGGCTCAGGCAGAGGGTATGGTTCCATTCGTCACCCGTGAGGAATTCTGTGCCGAGGGTGTCGGTTTAACAGATGATACATATGAAGGATATGTTCAGAATTCTGGTGATGCTGCTGATGAAGATGGTGTCCTTGGTCGCTTTAACTGGTTATCGTATCGTCTCAATCGCAATGAGCGTATCAATTCCAGAGGTCTTGAATATTACTGGAAGTATCAGGGTCTCAATACCGCAGGTGATTACACGCAGAGGACTTGGTTGGAACTCGCTAAACTCACTACTCTCTCGGGTGGATACGTCACTACCGCACTCGCATAAATAACATTTATCAATTTATTTTTTTTAATCCATTCATAATAAATGAGTGGACAACCTTTACCTTATTCTCAAACTATTCTATTGGATTGTAATAGAAGGCAGAGCGTCGAGTTTTCAGCGAGTAATCTTGCTGCTACAAATAATGCTCTGTTTACAAATCAAGTATCATCTGGAATAACTTTAGATATTGGAGATCAAGTATCTATCCAGTCGGCACATATTTCTCAAAGAGGTGCTGGAGGTGATATCATCGAATTCTCAGGTCAATCATTAGGTCAAAAAAATATTTCATATACTGAACAGATAAATACATCTCATATCGGTTTAGGTCAAGATGCTTTTTCTCCACCTGAAAGAATACAAATTTCACCTGAAGGTTTCGCCATGGAGAGAAATGAAACTATCACAGAACAGATACAAGAAGTAGATAATGTAGCGAATGTAGTGATTTCATATTATAAAAATACTAATGGTGAAAATAATATCGGATTACCTCGAAATTTTGGGAATGCTTCATCTATAGGGGTGGATGTCGCTGCCGGCGGAGGGGTTTATTATAATCTCGCATCAAATGCTTCATATTGGGAAGTTCCAGATGGATACCCTGTAGGGGCACAAACATTTCCTCAATCTGCTTCTCATATTTCATCTCAAGATTGGAATATAGTGAGTGGAATAAATGCCTCTGGTTCTGCGTGTAAATTCAGAAAAATAAAACAAGATAATTCACGATTCACATTATTTAAACAAAAATTAATTTTATGGAATCCAGATTACGTTGGACAAGATATCATTACTGAATATTTACTAAATACAGAGAATGCTTCACAAGCGAATGCCTCATATCAGTGTGATCCTGCTACTCATCCTTACATAAAATTTAAACAGAAGGTGCCTTTATCTGTTCCAGTAGGTTTTAACTCACCTGAAAGCGTCGCAGCCGATTTAACAAATCAATTAACAAAAACAGATGATCCTATTTTCATTGATGAAGCGGGTATCGAGGATAGGGAAAGCGTCATAGTAAATTCTACAACAAACAGAGCATTCCCTGCTACAAATTTCCAGTTATTCAGTGGAAGTTATAACAAAGCATATTTTAATGCTCCTAATTTCCCTGGGATATTCCCTATTTTATCTCCTGGTCCCCCTCAAACTCTCAAAGGTAATGATGATACACAAAGATCAGTTCAATATTTAAATTCATATGCCTATGTTGGATTTAAACGACCTGAAATAGTCGAAGCCGGAAGATCTGCGTTTATGCCTCAGGGTGCCGATATTCTCTTAGATGTCGGGGTTGTAGCGAATGCATCATCTGCTGAAATATCTACAAATTTAGAATGGACAGATGAAAATTTACAAAAATTAAAGAGATTTTTTGATTCTCAAGCATTATATCCTGATTTACTCAAAGGTGCTATAACAGATCGATCTGGTCAAACAAATTACAGTGAAACCTTTAATGCTTCATCTGCTTCATTAAGTGGTTCATTTGCTGAAGAGGCGAGATTTTTACATTTGGATCTCAAAAAAAGGGGAGACTCATTTGCTGGCGACCCTATTGGAGATGATATGTATAATGTTTCATTTACAGATAATACTACTACTCCTGTTCCACCGGTGGCGAATGCTTCAGATTTATCATCTGTTCCTGTTTTCATCGCATATAACAAAAATTCATCTCATCTAAATGGATCTGTAGCAGAGGGGACTTCCTATGAAACATTAGCATTTGGATTCGCTAAAAAACTCAATATAGGTTCTGTATCGGAGCCTCAGTTATATATCGCTTTTACAACTGAAAAGATTGGAGGTATTCCATCGAATTACTATACAGAGCAGGGTGGTGAAATCAAGCAGGTAACAAAAATAGGTTATGATTATCATTTTAATGCTTTTGGAAATGCAGCCATCATACCGAGTTCAGGTTTTCACCCGCTTCAGTATTTTGGTCAACAAGAATTTATCGGTGCTCAAACAATAAGAAATGCTTATATCGGTGCGAATAATCCTGTATATAAATTTAATTCTGTAGATGGGCGATTCGAATTTGAGAATCTACATACCTCTGAAAAAGTGGGTAATTTCTATAATGCTGGCGACCCTTCTCCGACCGCTACTATATTCGGGCCACCTGAATCAGCACAGGCAGGGCAGGATTGCTACAAGATAAATAAACAATTACATTATACAACGTGGTCTCCCTCTATGTTCCCTTACTCCCCGATAGTAGTGGAGCATAACTCCACAAATTTAAATCAAAAAACTTTTGTAAGGGTTAATTCTAATTTAGATATCGGAAGAATTTATGATTCACACGGGGGTATCACATTGGAAGATATGGGTTATGGTGAAAAAAACTGGTCTCAAGGTTTATGGGGACTCTGTGGATTTGAATATGGACAATTTAACGCTTCAGGTGCTGATCAAAAAAATCGACTCATAAAATTTAATAATGATTCATCAAATGTAAATGGAATGACTACAAATGCCGATATCACTTCAGTAGATTCACAATCATACATTACAAATATTTATGGAGCAAATTTATATTCACAGATGTTAGATAGTAGATTAAATTATTTTGCGACTGCCGTATCATTAAAAACACTCGGGGGCTCTACGGCAACAAATGGAGGAGTATCTCCAGCATCTGTGATTTTAGCGAATAGCACTCGTATCACAGCGAGGGATCTTCCACGGCGATTACTCAGGGGATATTTCTTATTAAAATCAGATATTTTAGATCAGGCAAATTATTTTGAAACCTCGAATCCTCTACAGACTATGGGTATTGTAGGAAAGTATCAAGGTAATGATGATTTCATTTCATATGATGGAGGTGGTCCCACGTTTACTGTGACTCGTAAAAAAACTATCACATCGATACA